TGCCATGTTTTGCGTGTTTTTTAGCCACCGGGTGACGCTTGGTTCGCGCTGACCAAAAAGACCGACAGGACAAGGCGAAGGCTAGGTACGACGACATCAAGCGTCGGACGGGCGAACGCTCACGCCAAGTCGGTGCCGCCGGCCGTGACATCGGCAGCATTCCGCCGGTCAAGGACGTCAAACGCCGTGACGCCTGCCGTGATTCGTTTCGCCAGTTCTGCGAAGTCTACGGTTCTGAGTCGTTCCCTCTGGCGTGGTCTGCTGATCACCTGACGGCGATTGCCAAGATTGAGGCTGCGGTGCTGCGTGGCGAACTGTTCGCTTTCGCCATGCCTCGTGGTTCAGGCAAGAGCACGCTGTCGATCTGGGCCTGCCTGTGGGCGATGCTCTACGGTCATCGCTCGTTCGTGATGCTCGTGGGCAGTGACCAAGCGATTGCCTGCCAGATGCTCGACACGCTCAAGAGTCACCTAGAGCAGAACGACCTGCTGGCTGAAGACTTCCCGGCGGCGTGCTATCCGGTGCGTGCGTTGGAGGGCATCACCGCTCGGGTGCGTGGTCAGACGTGCGAAGGCGAGCCGACGCACATGGGATGGACCGCCGACAAGGTCACGTTGCCGTGGATCAAGGGTGCCGCCTCGGCTGGTGCGGCTGTGCGTGTCGCTGGCATCACTGGGCGAATCCGTGGCATCAGCCACACTCGCCCAGACGGGAAGACGATCCGCCCCAATCTGTGCTTGATAGACGACCCGCAGACTGACGAGAGCAGTGCAAGCCCGTCGCAGGTCGCCACCCGTGAACGCATCCTCTCGGGTGCCATCCTCGGTCTCGCCGGTCCCGGTGCGAAGATCGCCGGTTTGGCGACGATCACGGTGATTCGTCCCGACGACCTGGCTGACCGGCTGCTGGACCGGATGCGTCATCCGTCGTGGCAGGGCGAGCGTACGAAGCTGGTCTACGAGTGGCCGACGGCGGATGAACTGTGGGGGCAGTATTCCGAGATGCGTCGAGAGGGGCAGCGTAGCGGTGAAGGCACTGCGGCAGCTGACGCCTTCTATCGGGCGAATCAGGCGACGATGGACGCCGGGTCTCGCGTGGCGTGGCCGGAGCGGAAACATGACGACGAACTGACGGCGATCCAACACGCATGGAATCTACGCATCGACCGTGGTGAGTCGGCTTTCCAAGCGGAGTACCAAAACGCACCGCTCGCCGATGACATCTCGTCCGAGAAACTCGACAAGCGGGCGCTCGCCGCTCGGGCGTTGACGCTGTCTCGTGGGACTGTCCCACTTTCCCACCAGACGGTGACGGCGTTCATCGACGTGCAGGATCGGCTGCTCTACTGGCTGGTCGCATCGTGGGGCGATTCGTTTGGCGGTCACGTCGTCGCATACGGCACTTACCCTGACCAAGCCAGTACGTTCTTCGAGGCTAAGAACGCCAAAAAGACGTTGGCACTCTCTGCCAAGGGTGCCGGGTTCGAGGGTGCGTTATCCGCTGGCCTGGAGTCGCTGACGCAGATACTTCTCGGCAAGGATTGGATACGTGAGGACGACGTGCCAATGCGTGTGCGTCAGGTGCTCATAGACGCCAACTGGGGGCAGTCTACGGAGACGGTGCGGACGTTCTGCCGGCGGTCCACGTTTGCGGCGATGCTGCTGCCGTCTCACGGCAAGGGCATCGGTGCGTCTGGCGGCTCGCTCACTGAGAAGAAGGGGCGAGGCGAGAAGATAGGTCTGAACTGGGTGATGAGGCAGACGGCGACGAATCAACGATACGGCGTCTACGAGACGAACTTCTGGAAGACGTTCTCGGCGGCTCGGCTTCGTCTAGCGATGGGCGATCCAGAGGCTATCACGCTCCACGCTGGCGAGCATGACATGCTGGTGGAGCATCTGACCAGCGAGTACCCGGTGCGGACCGAGGCACGCGGGCGAGTCGTGGACGAGTGGAAGCTAGACAACCGGCGCGAGAATCACTGGTGGGACTGTCTTGTTGGGTCTGCTGTGGCGGCGTCGATTGCAGGCGTGCAACCAGTGGCGACCGAGGCGGGCGGACGCCAGCGGAAAAAGGTGACAATCCCGACGAATTCAAACGGGAAAAAGATCATTCAGGTAAAGCGTCTCAAATGAACCAGATCACGCTCACCACCATCGACGGTCTTGACCCCCGTGACATGCTCGCCATCCGCTCGCGGCTGACGAAGCAGGGCAGCGAGTTTCAGATTGAGGTTGCCCAGGTGCTTGAGGGTGACGCAAGCAGCTGCACGCCGGTCGCCGTCTGGCACGCTGATGGTGCGATGCTGGCTTGGGCGTGCTCGCACGTTTGGCGTGGCATGCAGACGCTTGAGCAGTACGTCGAGGAACGCTATCGGCAGACAGGCAAGGCGACGGCGTTGACTGCGTTCCTGCTTTCGTCGGGCGTCATCACTTCCGGCAAGCCGCTTGCAGTGTTCTCTCCGTACACGGCAGACATCGCCAGAAAGCTAGGCGTGGCTGACGTCGTGCTCTTTGAGCGGCGCGGCTCTGAGTGGGTCGAAGTCTAACGGCATACCCGGTCTGACTCATGCGGTGCTTCCCGTAGCGTTGCTCGCATGAGCGACGAACTACGCGCAAAGATTGCCGAGACGGCATCCGGTCCCAAGCGGGTCCGTACCGACGCAGGCGAAGTTGAGGCACAGGACGTCGCCTCAATGATTGAGGCTGACAAGTACCTGGCTGGCAAGAACGCAGCCACGGGCAGCGGCACGAACACGCGGCGTGGTCTGCGGTTCAATAAGCTCATTCCGCCAGGAACTATCTAGCGTGGGACTGCTAGGCAACCTGTTCTCTCGTGGCAACAGGCCGCAGCCGGCGGCGGTGCCCGTGCGTGTCCGTGCAAAGTTCGACGCTGCCGAGAGCCAAGACGACCGGCGGCACTGGGCAAACGCTGACGCCTTCGCTGCGGATGCGGCACTCTCGCCGATGAAGCGGCGCGAGATGCGGAACCGTGCTCGCTACGAGCGTGCCAATAACTCGTGGCTCGCTGGCATCTCGTCCACGCTCGCCAATGACTTGGTCGGCACAGGCCCGCGTCTTCAGTTGCAGTTTGGCGACGACGAAAGCGCACGTGCAATCGAAAAGCTGTTCTTCGACTGGGGCTGGCAGATCGACCTTCCGGCGAAGCTGCGGACGATGCGAGAGGCTTTGGTCGTGGACGGCGAAGCGTTCTCGCTGATGATTTCCAATCCTCGCCTGCCTGGCGTTCAGCTTGACCTGCGGCTTGTGGAAGCCGAGATGGTCGCCACGCCTACGGAACTGATGAGCGAGACGATCACGCCAGACGGCTCGACTGTTGACGGCATGGAGTTTGACTCCGTCGGCAACGTCGTTGCCTACCAAGTTCTCAACTTCCATCCCGGCAGCAATTTCCGCGTCAACACTTTGCAATTCCAGCGCGTGCCTGCTGCCCAGATGGTGCATTGGTTCCGGCCTATCCGGCCCGGTCAACACCGTGGGTATCCAGAGGTGGCACCGGCTCTGAGGTTGTTTGGTCAGCTTCGCCGCTACACCGAGGCGGTTGTGGCTGCGGCTGAGACTGCCGCCGACTTCGCGGGCTTCCTGCGGACGAACTCGCCTGCCGCCGAGATTGACGAGGTCGAAGCGTTCGCCGAGATGCCGATTGAGAAGCGCACGATGGTCACGCTGCCAGACGGCTGGACGTTCGAGCAGCTGAAGGCAGAGCAGCCTACGACGCAGTTCCCGTCGTTCGTGCGTCAGATTCTCGGCGAGCTGGGGCGCTGCATGAATCTGCCGTTCAACGTCTGTGCTCTCGACTCGTCGTCATACAACTATGCGAGCGGTCGCATGGACCACCAAATCTACGCGACGACTCAGCGGGTCATGCGTGACGATCTTGAGCGTGTGATGCTCGACCGTCTGCTTGCGGCTTGGGTCAACGAAGCCACGCTTGCGGGTGTGCTGCCGGAAGGCGTGCCGCCGTTCAGCGAGTGGGATTGGTCGTGGCAGTGGGATGGCAAAGAGCACGTTGACCCATCCAAGGAAGCAAACGCTGCCGAGACTCGGCTGCGGACGCACACGACCACGCTGGCGGCTGAGTACGCCAAGGCTGGCAAGCAGTGGGATGTCGAACTGCGTCAGCGTGCCGCCGAGGTGGCGATGATGAAGGAACTCAACCTATTCGTTGATTTCACGCCGGAAACGAATTACGGCGGGACGCTCGACGAGAACGGCGAACCAATGGGGGCGCGATGAACGCAATCAAGTTGGATTCTGGCGTCACGTTTCTGCAAGCCGCCGACGGCGATTCGGCACCGGCTGGCAAGAAGTTTCGCATCGTCGCCTACACGGGTGCTCCTATCCGTCAGGGCTGGAGCCGTGAGCCGGTCGTGATCGACATGGCTGGCATGCAGCTGCCGGCGACTGTGCCGGTTGTCGTCGGTCACGACTACGCACTTGGCTCCATCGTCGGGCAGGGTCGCCCGTTTATCGAAGCCGGGCAGATCATCGTTGAAGGCGAGATCCTGGCCGACAACGAGAACGCACGGCAGGTCGCCGCTCTTGGTGCCGCTGGCTACCAGTTCCAAGCGAGCGTAGGTGCCGATGTTCGCAGGCACCAGAAGATCGACGCCGAAGGCGTCACCACCGTCAACGGCACTGCCCATATCGGGCCAGTGCGAGTCGTCAAAGCCTCATCGCTGCGTGAGGTTTCGTTCGTCACCTTGGGCGCTGATGCAGCTACCAGCGTCGCCATTGCCGCCGAAGAGGTGGCAGAGGAGTCAGTCATGGCGGACCACGCCAGCGAGAAGCCTGCCGACGTCGTCGAGACGCCGGTGGAAGTCACGGCGAGCGTCGCCGTGGTGGCCGAGAACGAAGTCAAGCAGGACGCCAACGAGGCTCTCCTGGCTCGGCTCGCAACCTACGAAAAGAAAGTTTCCGACATGGAAAAGCTGATCGCCACCCGCGACGAGCGTCCTGCGGCTCCTGCCGTTCACATGGCGCAGCCGACCGCTCGCACGCCCGAAGTCATCGAGGCAGCGTTCGCCCTCCAAGGCGGCCTGCCGAATGTCGAGAAGCAGTACGACGCCAAGACCCTCGAAGCCGCTGGCAAGATCCAGCGGACCACGAGCCTCGGCGAAGTGCTGCTCTCGGCTGCTGAGGAAGGCGGCTACGTCGGTCCTCGCCGTGTGTCGGCTGCAACGCTGCGTCCGATCCTCGCTGCTGCGTGGGCGACCCACAGCATCAGCGGCATCCTGTCGAGCACCGTGAACAAGTTCCTCCTCGCTGGCTTCAACGGCGTTGAGAGCTCGTGGCGGTCGATCTCGTCTGTGCGAAGCGTGAACGATTTCCGCAGTGTCACGAGCTACCGGCTCAACGGCGGGATGAAGTTCCAGAAGGTCGCCAACGGCGGCGAGATCAAGAACTCTGGCTTCAGCGATGAGAGCCGGACGATCTCGGCGGAGACCTACGGCATCATGACCAGCGTCACTCGCACTGACCTGATCAACGATGACCTCGGTGCCCTGACTGCCGCGCCTCAGCGGTTGGGTCGTGGCGGCGCTCTTGCTCTGAACGATCTGTTCTGGGCTTCGTTCCAAGACGATTCGACGTTCTTCACCACGGGTCGTGGCAACAAGAAGAACACCGCCGGTGCTCTCTCCCTCGCGAACCTCAAGGCCATTGCCACGATGTTCCGCAAGCTGAAAGACCCGGACGGCAACCCGGTTGCTGTCGATCCCCGCGTGCTGCTCGTTCCGGCTGATCTGGAACTCGCTGCGGCTGAGATCATGGGCTCGTCGCTCTTGGTCGGCGGTTCGTCCGCTGCCCCGGATCGCAACGTGCTCGCCGGTCGGTATCAGGTCGTCTCGACAAGCTACCTGTCGAGTGCCGAGGACTACTACCTGCTTGCGTCTCCGGCTGATCTGCCGGTGATGGAAGTGGCTTTCCTCAACGGCGTCCAGTCCCCCATCGTTGAGACGGCGGAAGCCAATTTCAACGTCTTGGGTGTCGAGATGCGGGGTTACTTCGACGTAGGTGTGGCGAAGGCCGAATACCTCGCCGGCGTGAAGGCTGACGCTTCGTGATCTGACAAACCGTGACCGCCGGGCGGGAGCCTAAGCCCGCCCGGCGGCATGATTCCAAACAAACCCATTTCCCAGAAAGTAGGTGATCCTAATGGCTTCTTATTCTCAGGCTGGCTGTCTGATCGACTACACGCCTTCGGCTGCTGTTGCCGCTGGCGATGTCGTCCTTCTCGCTGATCTCGTGACCGTGGCCCCTCGTGCAATCGCCGCCAACGCGCTGGGTGCGGTGTCGGTTGATGGCGTGTGGAGCATCGCCAAGGCTTCGGGCGCTGTCTCGCAGGGTGCGCTCCTTTACTGGGACGCCACCAACAGCGTCGTCACCACCACTGCCAGCACGCACAAGCGGGCTGGCAAGGCCGCTGCTGCGGCTGCGTCGGGCGATGCGTCGGTGATGGTCATCCTCAACGTCGGTTGATTCCCGTCCCACTGCAAGCCGCCGGCGGCAGCGTTTCATCCTTTCCGCGCCGCCGGCGGTCTTGTGGTTAGAGGTGCCTATGTCCGATCTACTCGCCAGCGGTGCAGCGTGGCTCGCCGGTCAGTTGTCGGCGAGCGCGTCGCGGTCTGTCCGCTACTCTCGCGGGGCTGACTACGGCACAGTCAGTGCCACGATTGGCACAAGCCGCTTTGAGTCGCAGGGCACTTCCGGCGTGATAGAGCAGTGGGAGTCGCGTGACTTCGTCATCAAGGCGGGCACTCTTCCGTTTGGCGAGCCGCTGCGGCATGACAAGATCGTTGACACGATCAACGGCGTTGACATCACGTATGAGGTGACGAGCCCGCGTGGCGTCCCGGTGTTTCATTACGGCGACGCATTCCGGCAGACGGTGCGTGTTCACACGATTGCCACTGCCGAGGCGGCACAGGTCGCTCCGACGCTCAGGCGTCGCTTCTGGGGTTCGTTTGCTGCGACGACCATCACTGACGCTCAGATCGTCGCCAGCCTCGCTAATGACCTGGGAGGCTCTCGGGCACAGTCGAGGACGATCACCGCACACACTGCGTATATCTACGTCGTCTTGCCGACGAGTTTCGGCGTACCGACGTTTGCCGTCAGCGGCTTGACGTCGTCTGCCTGGGAGACGACGACACGGACGATCACGTTTGCTGGGCAGGCTGCGGCAAGCTACGGCATTCACCGCACAACGTATCCGATCACTGGCACCGTCAATCTCGTGGTGACATGACGTATGTCAAGCATCAAGGGCACCAACGTACTCGCGCCGGTCGTGCCATTCGACACGACAGATACGCACGCATCGCACGAGGCTCTGTACGGCAAGGGCGGCTACCGCAGCGTGGCAGACGTAGCCGAGAGAGACGCAATCCCGGCTCTGAGGCGAGAGGCGGGCATGCTGGTCTGGGTGATCGACACACAGAAGGCGTGGCGGCTCAACGCAAACCTGACCACATGGACTGAAGTCACCGCAATTAACGAACCACAACTCTTAGACGGGGGCAACTACTGACATGGCGAACACCATTCGCATCAAGCGGTCCACAGGATCGGCGGCACCGACGACGCTGCAAAACGCAGAGCTTTCCTATAGCGAAGGCGTGGCCGGCGGCGGCACGCTGTTCATTGGCGTTGGCACGGGCGGTGCTGGTGGGTCTGCCACCAGCGTCATCGCAATCGGTGGGCCGTCAGTGTATGCGTCCAAAAGCTACGTGGACTCTGCGATTAGCAATGCCAACCTGTCGAACTACCTGACCACGTCTGCCGCTGCATCGACCTACCTTTCACAAGCAACGGCGGCCAGCACATATGCAACCCAGAGCAGCGTAAGCACGGCGATCTCCAACGTGATCAATGCCGCCCCGGCGGCTCTCGACACGCTCAAGGAGCTGGCCGACGCTCTCGGGTCGGATGCTGCGTTTTCTACGACAGTGACAACGTCCATTTCCGGCAAGCTCGCAAAGGCGAGCAATCTGTCGGACGTGGCCGATGTGTCTGCGGCTCGTACGAACCTTGGGCTTGGCAGCATGGCAACGCAGTCGGCAGGCAATGTGGCGATCACTGGCGGCTCAATTGACAACGTGACGCTTGACGGCGGCACGTACTGACCGAGCCGGTCTGAAAACAAGAACATCCGGCAACAATGCCGCAACGAAGGACGTGACGCATGCCGACGTTTTCTCAGCTTCCTGGCGACCTAACGGTTGAGTTCGTGGTCGCTGACGAAGTCAACTTCACGCTTGACCTAGACGTTGACGTGACGGGCTACACGTTTACGGCAGGCGTCTACGTCGTCTCCACTAACGGCTTCTTCGGTGGTGGTGGCGGAACGATCAACGCTGTCGGTGCCACGGCGATCACGCCGACGATCACGGTCGTGAACGCTGCGGCTGGCACTCTGTCGTGGGGCGTGAGTGAAGCCCAGACGGTGACGCTGTCGCCTGCGATCAAGTACCGGCATTTTGTGCGGTGGGTGACTCCTGCCGGCGTGACTCGCACGGTTGTCTCTGGCGACCTCATCGCAAAGGCACCATGAGCAACATCACCGTCAACGTCACGAACGCCGGGGCGGCTAACGTCGCCGTCTCCAACGGCTCGACGGTCAATGCGACTGTCGGTAATGGCGGTGCGGTCAATGT